TTGTAGCTAAGATTAACGTGTTTGCTACAAACACTATACCCTATTTTTAACTTTCTAAAAATAGGAAAACTATGGTTCTCCAGCTGGGACAGCACTGATCTGAACTAATGAAGGTACATTTAAAAAGTATTTCAAGTTAAAGTCTGGACCAGTTGCAACATAATAGTCAAAACGCATATCACCAGATTTAATATCTAATTCTGGTGTAAAAACAGCTTCTATTGACACATTATCGGATTGAGTCCCATCTGCTGCTAGTCCAAGTGTGGCTGTGGTAGCAGAAGTGCTTCTAAATTTACTTAAACTATAGAATGGAGCATTGACACTTAATGCACTTTGTGTATTTTGATTGGTCAATGATGATCCACTATTTCCAGAGAATAAGTTAGAAATCGTCCATGAAGCCCTAACTGAATCAGTGGCTCCCGTATTCACTGCAGATCCACCAGATAATGATGAAGCTACAATTGAATTTACACGCCTTAGCGCTCTCAAACTGGATATAGGACTACCTCCACATGCATTAACATGCCAGGTAATACTACCCCTACAAGCAACGAAACATTGCCCAATCCAAGTAAGAGGAACCCATTTAACAAAATTATATGGAGCATAACCCGGTCCAATCACTTCCCTACCTTTATAGTAAGCATTTGGGTCAAAACCAGGATATCGTGGGAATCTATTTATAGATGATTTATTCATACGTAAAGTAGAAATATCATCATCAGGAAAAAAGACAGATCCATGATAATTAGTTCGCTTCATAATCTGATAAAAACTAGAAATGTTTTCACCCATATACAACTGATTCAAATCATCAGGAGTAGTGGTTCTTTCGAACAATTCAACAGCGTTTTTACCATCCTCATATTGATCCACAGACTGAAGTGGGTATGCTGTGAAATTATTCACAATATGGCGAGGACCAGCAAATTCCATATCTTTTCCGTACACACTGACCACACAAATAATATCTGCGCTCAATACAGGACTAGTTTGAGAATTCAAGACTCGCACAGAAATTTGACCATTGTCAAATCCATCAACTGGAGCAGGTAAAGTAGTATTTGCAAAATACTCATCTGGTACTTCATTAGTTTGAAGATAATCAGTCTTTTGTAGAAATGGAATTTCCACAGAAACATCTGTTTCTTCAGCTAAATCGACAATTCTATTGTAATTCGAAACCTTAGTATCCGTAGCACTTGTCAGATCAACCTTAGGGTCCCATGTAATTCGAACACGGCCTCTATGGTACTTTGAGCATATAAATCTAAATCTATATACTATAGTACCACGCCAATACTCAAACAGATAATTGGGAAGAGCCAAAGGCGTCATTTGCCAAGTATAATTGGAAGCTCCATCTCTTCGCATATAAGCTGGATGAACAACTGCTCCAAAAAGAACAGTATCCAATGTTTCGGCCGCTTGCCAAGGAAATTGAGTTAAATAACTCTCTCTTGAACAAAAGTTTTTAATGTTCAATTCATCTCCTAGTACAGAACCTGTAATATCCGCTCTATCAGTTAAGATATTCTTCGGATCATAGGTTAGACGATCCACAGGAGTTGAAATTTCACTGGATGAAAAGCAATGAAATGGTAAATTCTTAAAACCTTGCACATCATCCACTACTGGTGTATTGGTAAAACCAAATAGAGAGGCAACAGAACCTATAGCGCCAGTAACCATAGATACACCCGCTGCGACTGTTCCAAATGGTGCTGGTAATACACTAACCTCCGCTGCTGCACGTGAAATCGATGATGCGATTGAGCTGATCTTGGGAGAATCATTATATTCATCTTCAATATGTTTATGACTCAATTTAGGATCAACTTGATCACTAGATTGTAAAGCAGCAGAATATGTTGGTCCTGCCAATTGTACATCTTCTGCCCATGCATAAATTTGAATACTACAATTACTACCCGAAACGGCATTGGCATTGTAAAGAGGTACAACAGATTTGACTCTAATTTGACCAAAATTTGTAACATCAGTATTACTAGTGATATCTAACCATTTGGTATTGTTAAAATATGGTAGAGTCATCTCACCACCCTGAGAATTGGCTGGATAAATCCATAAATGTTGCCTCTGTGAAAGAGGGACAAGATCGCCGGAGTACCCAGGTACTGAAACAATCTTGGCTGTGTTAAGGTGAGTCAAAGGTTCATAAAATAGACCTGCTAAACCATAATAAAACGGAGAAGCATTGATTACTACTTTGAGTTTTAAACTACAACTAATAAAGTTGTAGTTTTGTAACTTATTTGTAATCACACTATTTGAGAAAAAAGACTTCCACACATCGAAGGTAGTATCAATACCACCACCTTCAGACCAAACTATAGAGTGGACAAGAGCAGGCCTACTTAGAAAATTTCTAAGAGTGGCGTCTGATCTTGTCTCACTGGGATTCATACTAATATCAACGATATCAGCAGAATCACCAACATGATTGTCTACAAAAGTAGTGACTTCCTGTTCGGTACTTTGTACCTCTCCAGGATAAATAGTCTTCATATCCAATGAAAAAGCATCTTTTTCATTCTTGGAGACCGATGTATTTTCTCCAAGCGCACGGGTAAACCCCCGTGTCACGGCTCCCATAACTGATGGGCTCAGTACAACTCGAACGGAGTTGCCACGCATACAATTATTTCCAAGTTATAATTAAAGTGTAGGGACTAACTCATTTCATCTACACCGCGTTGCATTCTTAGGCCACCAACATCAAACCATCTCTAAAAAGAGACTTCGGGGACCGCCCTAGTGGGTGCCATGCATATTCCACACTTTTATATGTTCTTAGAATGACACATACATATAAACAGTAACTAATACGCACAAGGTGATTATGGTTATGAACTTCACCTAAAGTCCAATACATTTATATTTACTAAGCAGACTACGACCTGCACACGTCGTCCTGATAATTAGAAGGCTATTAGAAAATCCTGGGCTTACCTCTCTATTGAGAAGTAGCCATATGCCGTTTGATTAAATCATCATACGACATAAGAGTAATATCAGAGATGTATTTTTTAAGATCCATCTCTTTGATAACTTCTCGTAGACATGTTTGCCCGGCATCAAACACTTCTCGCCCATGCGAGAAAAATTCTGCATTTGCTGAACCTATGATTTCAATCATTTGTTCTTCTGCAGTAATACTTTTTGATCTGACCCAGACACTCAAACTCCGGTAAATGGATTTAAGATCCAAAGGACCCACGTGTAGACCTAAATCACTTTCATATCTCCAAGTTCTTTTCAAAAAAGAACATTCTTTGATTGAAATGTAAGGTACACTTTCGGCTTCTTTATCTGCCATGGTATAAACCACACCAATTTTAGCGAGTTCCTCACTAGTAGCTGTGTGAGTAAACCAATTTGCATTAACATTAATATTAGCAATATTGTCATCTCCGTACGTCAAAAGATTTACATTCTTTTTAAAAGTATGTATTTCTTTTGAAGGATTGAGATGATAATATGCATAACGCATATACAGACTGTTCACAATACCATTAATTATAACAGTTAATGAATGACCTGATGGATTTCCTCCGAAAAAGCGGACTAAGTCACCATTAAAATCTTGATAAGCAAAAGCAACATCATATGCTAAACATCTTATGACATCAAGATCTTCATCGGTGTAATTTCCACTACTTCTAAGCACTTTAGCAATAAGATCAAAAGCTGCCAAAATAAAAGTGGGAGCCATTCTTTTATCGAATTTACTGTAATCCCCAGCAATACACCGTGTTTCACCAAATTTGGTCAAATATTGATAAAAATTTTCCCATTCATGAGAAAAATGATTAACACCGATTGCTGCTTCAAACAGTAAGTTATTAGTTTGTAGAACACGAACAAATGATAATAAGTATTGTCTTGTAATTACTGTCCATGGAAAATTAGCTCCAGAAAAAACTCTTGTTTTTCCAATTACTTTCTTTTTCAGGGAAACAGGTTCATCTTTAAGGTGTGCATTAAACACACATCCAGAAACTTCATAATTCTTAAGACGTTCTTTCATCTCTTCAATTTGTTCTTGTATCTCGTAAGAGACCTCAACAGGATCAGCAAGACCATGTTGTTCAGGAATCTTTTCAATATAATATTTCTTACTTTTCTTAAATGGAAAACCAGCTGAAGTATTGCGATTAATTTTATCAACAAATCGCACTCCCTGTGCTCCATTCACACTTGTGAATTGATCATAGATGTGTAAATTTGCTTTATCCTCGTCACTTAATTGTGATATAATATCATTAGCAAAACTATCCACACACAAATCAACTACAGAAGTATCAATATTGTTAGGAATATTACATAAATCTAAAGCTGCTGCTCTCCATGGTTTATATGTCATGTCAGGCACTGTATCCTGAACACAGACATTAAAAACTTTAGCAACAATTTCCTTCATCGGAGTATCCTCAACACGAGATTTGTGTTGTGGACGAAATCCAACAATAGATCCAAAGACATTGGCTTTACCCTCGTCAATGTATCTATAAACTGATTTTGCATGCAATGCTGATACTTTAATATCTTCATTGGCTGATTGCAAAATTGGTGGGTTATTTCCGACTGAGTAATTGTGTGCTATATCAACTAACTTAGAAATATCTTCTCGAGATATTTTAAGTGCGACAATAACATCATCATAACCCAGTACATGGATACCTACAATGCAAGTACCAAAAGCTGATTTTGATACTAAAATTGAACCACAATCGCCATTTTCGGTTTTTTCACCCATACCTTGCCATACTGTGTATGTACCAGGTAAGTGACCTAATTGAGCTCTGTGTTTAATCTTAATATTCAAAATCTCTTTATTTGTAATACTTCCATTTTCGTTACGATACAAATACTCTCCATGAGTATTAGCTGCGTAACTATCATTAGGGAAATATTCCATAAGATTCTTTTTTGGAGGTAAACATCGAATAATAACCAAACAAATATCTTTAGAAGGGTTTCTTATAACATCATTTTGATTTAAAGTGAATGTTATATTTGAATTAACACCTTCTTTTTGACTTTGTTGGAATAGATGTACAGTAAAACTTCCCTCAGTGGGAATACTGTGGTTATTGGTCAAATACAATTGACCAGTCACAGCAAACATTTTACCTTTTCGAACAATATTAACTCCCATTGGGATAGTAAAAGCTGCACAATTTCTAGAAAGAATTTCTATGAGCCTTGTGTGCTCTAGACTTTTACTCGATAAAATAGTTCTTGTTACATCTGCTGTGGTTAACTCAAAATCATTTTTGTACCAAATATTCTCAGTGTCTTTAGAATCATCCTTCTTTGGTTGTTTACCAATCTCTTTGGATTGATTTGAACCTTGAATGCTTCCAGGAGCTTTGGAATATATTTTATACAAAAAACGTAACCCTAGTGCTGCTCCTGCAAAAAACAAGAGTATTGTAGGTTTACTACGATTTTTGATTTTGTCCCCAATTCTTCTCATTATCATACTGGTAACGATGGGATTATTAAGATTTCGCATTAAGAATAATCTTAAAACAGCATCGGGAGTCCAATTCTGAATAAAAATTAAGAATACGGCATAAAACCATTCCCAAAATAAAACACCCCAGGCATACCACCAAACGTATGATACAAAAACCATAGAGGCACTTTGGATACATTTACAGTATGCTACTGGTTTATAGCAAGTACGACAAATTTTAACATTCTTGATACCACTAAGTGATTCTTTAACTTGACTACCTTCTTCATTGTATTTATCAATTGCTTGATATAACCAATCAATATAGGTTTCCATATTAACACCATCGAGTACCTTGACAAAACTAGCGCGAGGTTGTTTACTTCCCTTAACAATAGGGTGAGGTTTTACAATCTCGACGGTAATTTTCCAAAGATCGGGGTATGCTCCCTCCTCAACGGGGGGACAGAGAGTGGGATCTAATGTTCCAGTTACGGGATTCTTATATTCTTCCTTAACTTCTAGTGACACAACGGTTTTTAATCGTCGTTGAATAGCACTAGCGTTCGAAAAATATTCATAAGCATGTAGATCTTTAACATTTGTGGTCGCAATAACCAATTTAGCTCTGCACGGTATCCGCCCTTTATCTTCCAAAGCGGCTTGATCAGGGACGAAATTAACATCATTACAAACCTGAATAACCTCATCAACTCCACTAGAGTCTCCGAGATTTGGGTTTTTAATGGTAATATCATCCATGACAATAGTATGCATGTGAGTTCTAAAGTTATTCCAATATTTCTCTATTGCATTTCGAATGTAAATATGAGAATCTTCATTTTCCAATTCCATTTTATTGCAACAAGCAGAAATACAAACTCGTAAAAAAGACGATTTTCCGATACCAGAATTACCATATAACAATATGGCAAAAGGCGCTTGACGCGCTTTGGTTGCACAACGGAAAGATAAAATATCCAATTTCAATAAACGCATTTCACTAACGCATTTTTGCAAATATATTAGTTCAAATTTATCGAATAAATTTCGACATTTTAGATAATCCTCACCCTTAACGAGTAATTCATCAACTTTAACAAGAAGAGCACTCTCATCAAGTACTTCCATTTGGTCTTTAGTAGAACATGTTTCACGTACAACACGACATTCTTTCATATAATGTTCAAATTTGCCTGACGATAAAAAAGTATCCATACTGAAACCATAATGATAAATATCATAACCCTTCTCTCCAATATACGAGATAGTATCGAGAATGGTAAATATCATATCAGGACCAGCATGGTATTTCATACGCATCGCCGCTGCTTCCATATTAGTATAACCAAAGGAATTATACGAACAATTTTCGTCTCTAAATAAAACAAATGATAATAAATACATTAGTAATTTATAACATTTTTTATAAAGAGGTGAGTTCTTAATTGTTTCAAAATTCGATAAATATTCACGAAAAATCGAGAAAATGTTATCATCTGATTGCACTTCTTCTTGAAAGAGAATATTATAACACTCACGAATTCGCTTATCTGCGATTTCTAACATATTACCTTTGTAATGTTCTCGTAAAAAGCGACCAACTGCCACGAAGATATCAATGCTAGATTCCACTCGTCTGATATCATAAATCAATAGGATTATTGATTCTGAAATTCTACATAATTCAGGTTCTTTGAAATATTCATTAATTATTTTCTTTATTTCAGTAAAATTTGGAGGTCCATCACCAGCACTATTTGAAGAATATTGAGTACCCAATTGGGTTACATGGTAATAAGAATATCCAAATCTATACTGATTTTGAATTTCAGCAGGTAGATTTTTAGGTAAAATGTATTTTATAGTTGGGTCACGGAAAGCTTCTTCTTTATACATATATCTACCATTGCAAAAGCAATTAGGTAATTTGTATATGACAGAAGCATCGCGAGCATTTTCGTAGATATAATCTTCCACAAAATCCTCATAATCAGTACAATAAATCTTATTCTTATTCTTCTTACCAAACAAGCGTTTATAAACGGAGCTAGTAGCTCCTTTAATTCCTGTTTGGATTTTCGTCTTTTTAAGTATTTCCTGTTTTTCGGCTTGAGTTGTTAGTTTCACACGGTGGTGTGAAACATAATTTTGAAAGTTGTTTAAATTATTTAATCTGTTTAATTCTGCTATCTTATTAACAAACCAAACATAATGACTATTGAGCTTTTGGTGTACTCACAATTAATATTTTCGTTAGAATTTTCGCAATTCTAACTAGCTACTATGGAGCTGACTTCATTCTTATAGGGTAACTTTCTTATTCATCTATAAAGAAATTATCAAAATTTATGACATTTCTTTAATAGACTATCAGGATCTTCCTATAAATATCCATGTTCTCTATTTCGCGGTATAATCGTAGTCATTACGGGACCACCAGGTACCTCTGTATTTTTTATTACATGTTTTTATTCAGGACGATAGAATAAAATCTTTTAAATAATCATAAAAATACGAAAAAAGATTGTATGTGGAACACAATAAATGTGAACCACTCGACAAACACTTAGCTATTAAATATCCAATTTTCAAAAAATCTTCAACTACTTAATAGTATAAGGGGGTATATCATTATTTATTTAAAAGAGTCGATATGGGACTCTTTAAAAACACACCATATAAATCGAATTACTATACAATGTAGGGCCGTCAAGCATACAATAAATTCTAGGAATTTACTGCATGGTGCGGTATGCCTAGAAAATATAATATTGTTAAAATATGATTGTTTTCAGTGAATCAAAGAATGTACTTATAAAAAGAAATACAACAATGGTTGATTAATTTCATTGTATAAAATGCGGGAGAAA